CCTCTAAATAGGGTCCCAGAAGGAGCGCCACTGTATTCCTTCGATCTATCAGCTGCGACCGATAGACTTCCAAGATCTCTACAAGTAGAAATTTTAAGACATCTATTCGGTAAAACATTCGCTGAAGCCTGAGAATCCGTTTTAACTTCCCGAGAATATTTTTACAAATACTTTTGGAAAGGAAAAATTGTTACCTCAACAGTTAAATACGCTGTTGGGCAACCTATGGGTGCTCTTTCTTCATGAGGAATGTTAGCGCTAACTCATCATTGTCTTGTTCAGATCTCTGCTCGTCCTTCCCACGGTCGTACTCTTTTTAGAGACTACGCCCTTCTAGGGGATGATATCGTGATCTGAGATGAAAGGGTAGCCCTTCGTTATTTAACTATAATGAAGGGTCTGGGGGTTGAAATTAATCTAAGCAAATCGATTTTATCAACCGATAGCTTAGCTCTAGAATTTGCCAAGAAAACTATCTTTAAAGGACAGGATGTTTCGCCTGTCCCTATTAGAGAGTATTGTACAGCTCTAGAGACCTCCGCAGGGTTCGTTGCGTTCTCAAAGAAATACGCTTTACCTGAATCTACAATTAAGAGATTGTTAGGTTTAGGGTATAAGTCTTCTAAGAGTATGCGAATGAAACTCTTTATTCTTTTATTAAAGATACCTGGGACATGACCATTAATGTATGACTACTTAGAGAGTCAATTTAGGTTGTTCGAAAGAATCCTCGTTAGAACAAAATTCAAAACAGATCTTATCAAGAAATTGAAAGCTCTGTATAAGAAATGATGTTCTGCTGTAGATTCTTTAGGTCGACCTGCTGAGGGTTATGATGAATTAATGACTAAACCAATTCTTGGTTTAGAATACTTATCATACCTAGTTTTCAGCTTTTATAGTAGTTTTAATTACTATTTAACCTGAAAACAATTAGGCATTCTAAAGGGACTTCATTATAACCTTTGGACTGCAATGAACTCTTTAAGACGATCAAATGTTCGAGTTAAATTACTCGCCGTTTCGGGTTTACACCCGGATAGATATAATCTTGTCTATGGATCGAAAATATACTGAGATACAATGTCTCGAATATCTGAACTACCCAACGTTAGAAAATTGTCTGTCCTTTCTCGTGGTTCGGATAACCTATTCAATTCTCATAAAAGAGAAATGGCTAGATTAAACAAATCATGGAAAATGTGAAAACATTTGTTAGAATTAAAGGAGTTAAGCGTCCAAGATGGTAACAGTACTATTACACGTAATGGTAAATAAGCATTGATGCGCATCTGAGCGTGGCCTGACC